CGGCGGCCCGCGCGGCGAACTGTTTGATATCACTGCCCGGCTCGTCCCGGAAGACCTGCATGCGGATCAGTTCCTGTGCGGCCTGACTGAGCACGACCTGCGCGACCTGGAGTCCGTCCTGGCCGAGCGCCGCGCCATGGGCCGGGTCTGCGGGGCTGAGCAGGGCGAGCACACCTGCGCCAGCGCCCCCGACGATAACCACCTGCGGCACCTGTGCCGTGGCTGCACGCACGAATGGCCAAGGACGCCCGGTGGCAGCTGAGGTAGAGCGCCAGGTCCCGGTCCGGCTGTGCTGCGGCCAGCGGCATGACGGCGCGATCTGCCCGGACGGCCTGGTGCAGTGCTGCATCTGCTTCAGCAGGTTCCCCGTCCCGGAGCTGCACGTGGACCGGGAGGGCGACCGGTGGGACGTCTGCAAGACCTGCGGTGCAGCTGAGGAAGCGTACAAGCGGGAGCGCGGGCAGTGATCCCGGCGGAGGGCCCGCTGCACGGATACGAGCTGGCGCACCTGCGTGCAGGCCACGTGCTGGTCCGGCATGACGGCCGCCACCCGACCATCATGATGTGGCTGGCTCGTCAGGAGATACGCTAAGAGACCACACCCCGCGGCCGTGAGCACCGGAGCCGGGACCGTCTAGCGGGAGGGTCCCGGTTCCGGCATGTCTGTCCCGGTCCTCGCGGTCGCTGCCTCGGTCGCCGCTGCTGCCGCGGGCATCACCGGCCAGCAGGAACCGCGGTTCTGGACCGCCCCAGCCCGGCACCGGGACAAGGACCCGGACTGCCGGGCCTGCGATAATCCCGGGTACGCCTGCGGCTGCGGTGACTACCAGTCTTCCGAGCTGCTGGAGTGGGCCCCGCAGTTCGGGTACGACCTGGACCCGTGGCAGGAATGGTGGCTGACCGAGGCCTGCGGCACCCGGCCGGACGGCAAGTGGGCCGCGCTGGAGCACATGCTCATCTGCTCACGGCAGAACGGGAAGAACCCCATACAATGCAGTGCGGACATTCTGACGACAGACGGATGGACAACGATCGGGGAAATCCAGCCCGGCCAGTATGTATACGGAGCGGATGGGGAGCCTGTCCGCGTGGTGGCGCGCTCGCCTATCTACCTGAATGAACCGTGTTACGAGGTGGCGTTCACTGACGGGTCCGCGTACGTCGTCTCAGCTGATCATCTCTGGTGGGTCCAGAGGAAGAACGGGCAGGCCCGGGGCGGGGGCTGGCGGGCACGCAGAACCGCTGACCTAGCCCGTACGGTCGGCGGCCGGCGAGCAGGCAACGGCAGAATGGAGTACAACTGGCGCGTCCGCTGCGATGCCGTGGTGCAGACGCCAGAGGCAGCTCTGCCGATCGACCCGTATCTGTTCGGTTACTGGATCGGCGACGGCGCCAGCAATGCTCCGCTGCTGTTTACGGGCAAGGCGGACCTGAGCTGGGCCGAATCAGCCATCCAGGCGGCCGGTGCGGATGTTCGCCATACCCGGGCTCACCCTGGTACCGGGGTGCAGGAAATTTACTTCGGGTACGGGCTTCCTGGTAAGCACATCGGCGGGTTCTGGCGCCGGGCGATCAGCGCAGGCTTGCACCGCGGTGAGAAGCGCATCCCGGAGATTTACCTGACGGCAGCACCAGAGCAACGGCTAGCTCTCCTGCGCGGGCTGATGGATTCAGACGGGGCCATCGCGATTACCAACAAGTCTCCGCAGGTAGAGTTCGCTACGTCATCTCCCGAGCTGGCCAGGGACTTCCTGCGGCTGGCTCGGAGCTTGGGTATCCGGGTAACCCCTAAGCCAGGGAAGACCAGCTACCGTGACAAGAATGGTGCACGGGTCGAATGCCGGGAGCGTATTCGGTTCCTGTGGACGCCTGTGTTCAATCCGTTCGCCCTGCCCCGTAAGGCGGAATGCTGGCGGCCTCCGCTGTCCCGGCGGCATGAGCTGATGAGCATCACGAATATCAGGCCGGTCCCGAGCGTGCCAGTCCGGTGCATCGAAGTGGACAGCCCGGAACACGTCTACCTGCTGGGCCGGAATTTCACCCCGACGCATAATTCCAGTCTTGAGATCCGGGAGCTGGGCGGCCTGTACCTGCTCGGCGAGCGCACCGTCATCCACACAGCGCACGAGTTCAAGGCCAGCCAGGAGCACTTCCGCCGGGTCCGCGACACCATCACCGCCTACGACGAGCTGCGCAAGCGGGTGAAGAACGTCACCACCAGCCACGGCGACGAGGCGATCGAGCTGCGCGCCACTCCCACCCTGGTATTCGGTTCCGGCGGCAAGATGGTCCGCAAGTCGGTCTCGGCCCGGCTCCGGTTCCTGGCCCGCTCTCGCGGTTCCGGCCGTGCCTTCACCGCCGACGCCGTGATCTACGACGAGGCTATGATCTTGCCGGATGAGGTGGTCGGCGCCTCGCTGCCCACCCTGTCCGCCATCCCCAACCCGTGGATCGGGTACACCGCCTCGGCCGGGTACAAGGACTCCACTCACCTGGCCGCGGTCCGCAGGCGCGTCAGGCAGGGCGACCCGGCGGTCATGGGCGCTGAGTGGTCCATCGACCCGCACCTGGACACCTGCCCGCGCGACGAGATCAACGGCCGCAAGGCCAACCGGTACGTGACCTGCACCCGGCACGACGACCGCGACGACATCCGCAGCTGGGCCAAGGCCAACCCGGCGTTCGGCATCCGGATCTCCGCCCAGTACGTGATGCAGGAGATGGCTGCCATGGCCGCCAGCCCGCACATCTTCGACAGGGAGAGGCTCGGCGTGGGAGACTGGCCCGCAGACGAGGACCCGTGGTCCGTGGTCAGCCAGGAAGCGTGGCAGGCCTGCTCGATGCCGGACCCCGGGGGCGCGGGCCGGCCGATAGCGTTCGCGATCGACGTGGACCCCGACATGCTCAGCGCCTCCATCGACGCGGCCTGGTACCGGCCGGATGGCATCCCGGTGATCGAGGTGCCGCAGGGCTGCCACCGGGAAGGCACCGCATGGCTCATCCCGGAGCTGGTGAGGCTGTGCCGCAAGTGGCGGCCGGCCGCTGTCGCCATCCCGTCCAACGGGCCCGCGTCCGGGTTCGCCGACGCTGCGGCCAGCGCCGGGATCGAGGTGACGAGGGTCAGCTCGTCAGAGGAGGCAGCTGCGTTCTCCGCTATCGTCACCGCCATCCGCTCGGGCAAGGTCCGGCATCTCGGCCGCGAGCTGGCACCCGGCTTGTGGGATTCGGTCGCGCGGGCCGAGACCCGCGACGTCGGGGACGGCGGCCGTGCCTGGTCCCGGCGCGACAGCGAATCTGACATCACCCCGGTCACGGCGGCGACGCTCGCGTTGTGGGCCCTGAACAAGCGCCGCCGTAATTACGACCCGATGCGGTCCGTGCGCTAGCAGCCGTATCCTGCGGTCATGACCACTGCCCAGATTCCCGTCGACCAGCTCCGGCAGCAGGCGCGGCACGCCGCTCCCGGCCGCTCGGTCATCACCGCCATCGCGTTCGTGTTCGTCGCCATGGGATGGATCGCCGGAGCCATCGTGACCGGGGTCGCGTTCGCCGCCGTCAGCATCCGGTACGGGTACTGGCGAGGACGGGGCCTGACCGATGACGACATCGCCGCCCGGCAGGCAGCCCGGTCAGCGCCGCAGCCTGCCGGATGACCCAGGGTCCGCTGGCCGCCGCCCCGCACGTCGCCGGGCACCTGGCCGCACTGCACCACATCCACCCGGTGCACGCCATCGTTATCGTGCACGCCGTGATCATCCTGCACCCGCATAACGCGGCAGTCGCCGCCAAGGCCGTCCGGGCTGCCGTCTCGCGGGCTGCCGCCAGGATCAGCGCCGCGGTCAGCGCGCTCACCGCCCGCAAGCCGAGGATCTCGGTGATCACCCCCACCTGGCAGCGGGCCAGGCTGCTCACCCGGCGGTGCATCCCGTCCGTGCTCGCCCAGGACTACGAAGGGGAGATCGAGCACGTCATCGTCAGCGACGGCCCGGACCCGGATCTCGCGGACGTGCCGGGAATCACGTACCTGCCCGGGCACCGGCACAACCCGAACCGCGGGATCTGGGCCCGGATGCACGGCACCGCTATCGCCACCGGGGACATCTTCGCCTATCTTGACGACGACAATGCCTGGCGGCCGTCTCACCTGCGGCTGCTGACTGAGGCCATGGCCCGGGACGGCGCGTCGTTCGCCTACAGCCAGGCCCTGTGCCGCAACCAGGGCGGCGCCAGGTGGGTGATCGGCTGCTGCCGCCCGGTTTTCGGCCAGATCGACACGTCCCTGATCGTGCACAGCTCCGGGCTGCTGGAGACCGCCGCCTGGCGCCCGTCTGGCCAGCCCGCCGACTGGGACCTGGCCGAGCGGTGGCTGAACGCAGGCGCCCGCTGGGTCCATGTCCCGGAGATCACCCTGGACTACTACGCCAGGCCGGACCCGATGGCTGAAGCTGTCTTACCCTGGGATCATGGCAGAGGCGCACCATCCCGGCCGGGTCTACGAGGTCCTGCCCGACGACGAGGACGAGGGCACGTTCCGGGTCTACACGCTCGACGGGCATGTCCCGCAGTGCGGCCACGGCCAGACCAAGACCGAGGCGACGAGGCAGTTCCGGCTCCTGGAAGGCATCGCCCGCGGATGGCAGCCGACCGGCGAGCCGAGCAACCTGGTACCCGTCCCCGGGCAGGGCGGCAGGCAGCGTAACCCGGGGAAAACGAGCGCCTGACCGGATTGGCGCGCGGGAAGCGTGCATACTTCTGAATCCAGGGCGTAACCTGTTCATAGCCACTGCCCGCGGCCGGATCGGAGCCGGGTAACCCAGCCTTCGATCCGAGGAGTCCCGGCCACGTGCCCCGCGGGCTGCTTACCCGAACCAGGATCCTGGGTACCGGCTGCCCTCTTACAGGAGTGAGGGGGTGAGCATGAGGAAAGGCTTGATCGAACGGATCCAGGCCAGCCGCCCTGAGCAGAGAGTCATCGGCGGGGTGCCGTGGAGACCGTGGGACAGTCCTTTCTGGTTACCCCGGAAGTTCAACACGGGCGGCCCGATCCACCCGTCCCGGTCGTTCTACGGGCAGGACGAGGCCCTGGGCCTGCCCGCCCTGTACTCCGGCGCCAAGCTGCTCGCCGACTCGGTGGCCTCGCTGCCGCTGAACGTCTACACCCGGGCCACCCAGGACGGCCGCGCGATGCGCTACCGCGGCCCGACGATCTTCGACATGCCCTCGGTCACCGGCACCCTGTACGACTGGCTGTTCACGGCCATGACCTCGCTGGTCCTGCAGGGCAATGCCTGGGGATTCATCACCGGCCGCGACGGATACGGGTACCCCACCGGCATCGAGTGGATCCCTCCGGAAGACGTCTCGGTCATGGACGACGAGATGCAGCCCTGGAACCCGCTGCGCAGCCGCATCTACGTGTACGGGCGGCTCATGGACCGCTCCGAGCTGTTCCACGTCCGGGCTTTCACCCTGGCCGGGCGCACCGAGGGCCTGAGCCCGCTCCGCGCGTTCGCCACCACGATCCTGAACGGCCTGGAAGCCCAGCGGTACGGCACCGACTGGTTCCGCAGTGGCGGCTTCCCGCCGGGCACCTTTCAGAACAACGAGATCGAGATCGACGCGGACCAGGCCGAGGAGATCCGGGCGATGCTCACGGCCACGATCCAGCGGCGGCAGCCGCTCGTGTACGGCCGGGACTGGGACTACAAGCCGGTCGTCGTCCCGCCGAACGAGGCCCAGTTCCTGCAGGCCATGCAGATGAACGCGACCCAGGTTGCCTCGGTGCTGGGCCTGCCCCCGGACCGGATCGGCGGCACTCGTGGGGACTCCCTGACATATTCGACGGTGGAGCAGTCCACGCTGCAGGTGATCGAGGCCCTGCGGCCGTGGCTGGTCCGGCTGGAGCACGCCCTGTTCCAGGTCATCCCCCAGAACAGGTACGTCCGGTTCAATTCCGATGCGCTGCTCA